TCAAGCGCGAAAACATCAATTTTCAGCTTCTTCATTTCCAGCTTAAACTCGTTGTCTAGCTCTTTTAGCTTCAGCATATCAGTAGAAGATGATCCAAGCATGAAGCTTTCTACTTCATCCTCACTGGCATCAGGCTTGCCAAGCAATTTGTCAGCAATAAACTTAGTAGCCACTCCTGCCATCGGGCCACCTAATGCCGTACCCAATGTTGGCGCTATTGTCTTTACTACGTCTTGCCAGCCCATAAAGCCCCCTTTTGTTAAACTGCTTAGTTGAAAGTGCTGGTGGGGTGAATCGAACACCCTATCCTACGTCTTAACCCGCCACCTAAACGACATCTCGGAATCGAACCGAACTACCACCACCTTGATGACCAGCACTCTCATCTAAACAGCCTATATTATACTACTAATTAACCCTGATTTCTTGAGATAATAATATTTCTATCGTTTGCAGCGCAATACCTTTCTTTACCATCGACTGAGAACATCGGTAAACATTCCAGCCTAATCTCATGGCCTCGTCGTACTTCTCTAAATCGCCCTCAATGCCCTTTCCTGTTTGGTGCCTTCCTAGCTTCATAGAGCCGTTTTTATTCTTGCCGTAGAAAGTTATCCCCTCAACCTCAATCGCCAGCATTTTCTCAGGGATTGCGAAATCAAAGCGCCATTGCCGTGTAGGGTGAAATTTATGTTCTCGCTCTACTTCAATTCCACATGCCGTTAGCTGGAACAATAACTCATCTTCTGCTTTACTCATATTTTAATTACTCGTTACTGTCTATTATGGCTGAAAATACATCGTCAGGAATACGCTTTTCTTTTTCTAGCTGGTAATCGCTTGCATGATATGCCCATAAATGGCTCTGCAAATCTACCTCATCTTTAAATTTCCTTCGACTACCGTGTGTGATTATATCGTCGCAGGATTGACACAAGGGAAGCACAAACCAATGCCCTATCAAAACCTTGTTATGCTTATAGGTAGCACCCATGCAATGATGAACAATACTTGGCCCTGCATTTCCGCATGCCCTGCAGTCGCTCTCTTTAGTGAAGACATGAAACGCTTTCTCCGCTGCATTTGCGCCCCTAGTGTTCTTTGTTGCTTTACGCTGCATTATTTATCCTGTGCTTTATAGTGTTATGTGTATCTTAAGTGTCCGTACTTCCCAACACAAAAATCATAACCATCACGCTCTCGATTTTTTCGGGTTATTTTGCGCTGTTTTTTAATCTGAGCAAGCGAGACGCAAAGGGTATTAGGCTTTCCATAAAAAGTGGCAAAACAAATTTGATAACCGTCAAACGTGGCTGGCTTACCATTTATAGTGTGCATGTATTTACTCATAACTAGTCCTCAATGTTTTATTAAGTGATTGTTTTACTACGCGCCACCCCAATGCGTTAATGAGTAGTGGTTGCCATCATTAAAGCGCCCACCCCATCGGCAAAGTTCGTTTTGCTGCTCCCACCACTCGCCTAATTCTCGATGATCTTCTGTTTCCGTTAGAAACTCACCATCTTTAAATAGGTTTAGATCAATAGCCAGCTTTAGCTTGTGCATCGACCTTGCACGGCCATAACCTTCCTTTTCGCCGTACTCACCATGTACGCGCTTACTTCTGAATAGATCGCCTCCGCGTACCTCAAAACCTAGTTCGTGAGCCTTGTCGATAAGCCTAGGCAGTAACCGCATGAATACTTCTTGTTTCTTTCCTAGCTTCATAGTGTTATCTATCCTGTGTTATAAATCTTGCTCTATAGCGGCTTTGTGGTCAATTACAGTGCACGTTAACTCTTGAGCCGCTTTCTTAGCTGTCTCAATAAGGCCGTCAGCGCACACCATGAATAACTGTTCGCATTTTTCCTTACTTAGCGTAATAGAAACCTCGCCGACCTCATTGTCAAACTTTATAAGCCCAGAAAACTGACCTTTTTTATCGCCGTATCTAACTCGCTCTATTTCTAATTTGCTTAATTGCATCACTTACCCCTTATCTGTGTTATTCATAACCCACTCTAACGCATGTTTCTTGTGACACAAGGCGGCGCGGGCTGCATGTTTAATATCGCACTCAAACTGATTGCGTAAATTTTGTATAGCTAGGTCAATATTATGAATATTTATATTAATCTTATCCATTTCGTCAAGTATTTCAGCCTCAGTTTTCATAAATCACCTCTTAGTAGCTGTATAGTTACGTGTAAACCCAAACAGGCTTAGTTCCTTTGCCATTACCTGCACCCGTATACCAGCAAGGCTCCCCTTGCATATCCTCTATATACTCAGGCGCAAAACCATATCGAACCCTACTTGGCTCTAATGCCTCCACTGAAATAACCTCTCCCAATTCCTGACTAATCATTTCTGCTGCAACGTCAGCCGATAGCTCACCTGAAATAACGTAAGAGCCATCACTAAACCATTGTGGCGCACTAAAATACTCTTCAAACTTTCCCATCATATTCACCTGTTAGTTATGCCATCCGATAGCTGCTGGGCTAGGGTGCCCGCCAATATCGTTTTGAATATCGAGGGTTTATGCTCGTGCCAGTTTCTCAGCGTTTTAATGTTTAGCACTGGCTTGCCGTTATCTTTTAAGCCGTGGAAGTCTACTATCTGCTGTAGGCTTTTCAGCCCTGCCGCTTTGGCTTGCTGTGATGGGGTCATTTTCTAGATTCCTTGTGGGTGGCGCATGGGTAATGGTTCCTGCGCTCTTCTTGGCAATTTGAATACTGGTAATCATTGTGGGCATAATGGATTGAGCCTTTCCAGCCGCATCTATTGCATCGGTTTTGAATAAAAGATTCATATCCTTCACCCCCTTTTAGCAGGCTGAACTTATTCCCATCCTCTAAAATCTCTAGACCCTCAACCATCCCCACACGATCACCAATTTCATTAGAATGTAATTCCAAAAAACCATATTTTCCTAACAGAATAGTATTATTAAACCAGTCTCTTCCGTCATGGTTATCGTCGTGCATTATTTCATCATCGTATTCAAGTTCAATTATCATTCTTACTTTCTTCATGCTGACTCTTTCCATTATCCGACTGAGGTAAATTTATGTTTTTTCTGGCTTTTCTGGCATATAAGACCAGTGGGTTACACCTACAACAATATCCGAATTGAGACCCAACTCACCAACAAAATAACCTTTGGCTTTTTTATAGTAAGATGTAGTTACAAAACCATTTGCTGGACTGTATGTAAGTACGTGCAAGAAATTTTGCAACGTGTCCGGCATTCTATCTTCTACTTTTACCCACTCCATAATCTTAACCCCTTACATTGACCTTAAAAGCAACTCTGTTCTTAACATATTACCTAAGATTTGATTTTCTCTGCAAAGATTTGAGCCTTTAACTTCTGGCTTAACTTCACCAATATAAAGGTGATTTTTAATATGCGATACAGTTCCGTTCGCCGTTATCTTTTAAGCCGTGAAAGTCTACTACCTGTTGTAGGCTTTTAAGGCCTACCGCTTTTGCTTGCTGTGATGGGGTCATGCTTCAACCCCGCATAGCCTAGCTATTTTTATTAGCTCTTTGTCTGTTTTAAACGCTAAAGAAAAAAATGTATCACCTTCGCAAAAAGAGCCATCACCCACTTCAAGTGCTTTGAACTTTAGCTCTCTAACGATGATTCCGATTAATTGACCTTTAGTTTCTGTGTTCATATTCTTTGCTCCGTTTCTCTAGTTGATGTAAGTATTATACCCAACTATTACACTATTGCAAGCACTAAGTGAAACTATTGCATGTTTTGATGACTTGAGCGCCATCTTTGGATTTGCTCCCTGTGCTATTGATATTGCTATGCATAAGAGCCACCATCGAACGGCTCGCTATCATAGTGTATTGTGAACTCAGGCAGTCCATCACTTCCATCTTTGTAAGTCGCACTTAGCTTCTCTTCATCATGACCACGATGGTGGTTTACTTTTTCTTTTAGAATATCGACAATCTCATCAAATGAAAAAACCAATTCTTCTTTTGTTCTTTGTATCATTTTCTTACCCTCTATTATGGCGGCTATTAACCGCCTTTGTTGCTAGAATGGAATATCATCATCAAAGCTATCGCCAACATCGGAGGCTGCTTGCTGTTGTGGTGCCTGTGGTCTTGGTGCTGCCTGTGGTGCTGGTGCGGCATTGTTAGAGTTTTCAGCTCTACCACCTAACATTTGCATTTGGCTACCAACAATCTCTGTGGTGTAACGATCTGCGCCGCTTTGGTCTTGCCACTTGCGCGTGCGTAGCGAACCTTCAACGTAAACCTGTGACCCCTTTTTCAAATACTCACCTGCAATTTCAGCTAATCGGTTAAAGAAAATAATCCGGTGCCACTCAACACGCTCTTGTGGCTGGCCGGTCGTTTTATTCTTCCAACTCTCAGAAGTTGCCACACTGATATTCGTTACAGCACCCCCACTAGGCAGATACTTTGTTTCAGGGTCTTGACCTAAATTCCCCACAATTGTGACTTTGTTTATACCTTTACCCATGTTATTTTCCTTTGGCTTATTTAATTCTTAGCGATGGTTCTGATTTTGACAGCGCCGCACCTTCTACGCTATCGGGATCGTCTTTTAATGCTTTCATTATCGCCCTCTTATCTGGAGTGATACTTGTTTTTACCGTTAAGTATTCAGGGTCGATTGCCTCCTCATCGTAAACACTAACAATATCCCGCCCTTTGGCTAATGTAATAGAAAACAACGGGCATTTAATATTAGTGATACCCAAAGCAATCATATTGTGCTTTAGATAATCCCTGATATTATCATTGCGGTTCTGGATAACCTTTTTTCTCTTTTGTAGGCGCTCGATTTCAAAACCTATCTTTTCAACATCTAAAGACATTTCGCTAATAACGTGAGTAACCGCAACGGCTTTATCATTAAAAGCCCCCTCGATTGCCTCTAGGGTGTCCGTTATTGATTCTTGTGTTAGCTCTGATTCTGGATCACTGGCTAGGTTACACAATTCTAAATACTGGCCTGTTATATTTCTAAGCTGCATTTTCTTTCTCCTCAAGCTCTAACTTTCGCTTATCCTTCGCATTAGTAATTTTTATAATGGCCTTGTCATCCCCTTTCTTTTTGCACCGCTTGACCATTATAGTAAACAAGCTTTTTAGCTCATTAGAGGACGCCGAACTCTCGATTAATGCCATATGATCAGAAAACCATTTATCGTACTCCTGCGCCTGTTTTAGTGTCTCAGCGTCTTTATCCTCTGCTTTTGCCATAGCTTCTTCATTGGCTCGGTCTTGAATATAGTCTTGATCGTCAAAGTCGCCCATAAACACATCAGCACAAAAACCAAGTCTTGATAATGCCTTGCTTATGGTGTTCGTCTCTACTTTTTTAGGCCAATCTTCGTCTGACCTCGCCCCCATCAAAGGCTTTATCGCATTATGGATAGGGAATTCATACCGCTTATCGTCCTGCATATAAAAAAATACAGCCTCATGTATAACCATTCCCGTAGCTTCTAGCATAGAAAAGTTGAATCCCGTCTTTGATAGACCCCACCCCTTGCCATACATACCGAAAATCTCGGTTGCCTTCTTGGTTTGGTACATTGCGTCAATTGCGGTAAACCCGCCACGTTGCTCAACTTTCTTTGTGTAGGCTGGGTCGGTCTTATCAACCCTATCCCATACACTCATTAAATCACTCATACCATCACCCCCATATAATGAGTTATTAATATTACAGCTACTATCATTCCTACCACTACCGCTGCTAACCATACGTGCTTATTTTTTACTTTCATGTTGGCTTTCCTCGCTCTCTATATTTACGATAGCGCCCTTAATTCGACGCCTAAGCTGATATGGATTATCGCCATCAATCAGCGTTGGTCTACCATCTATCTCAACCTTCACACAATACCCTTTGGGGTCAATAACAACTTTATCTGTAAAACTGGATTCTTTTTCACTTCATTAATTATGGCTAACTGCTCTAAATTTACGTAGCAAGGGATGCCATCAACAACTACCTTATTATCTTCAATTAGCCTCATTTGGTCGTAAGCAATACTTTCTATAATTCCATCACAGCCTATAAATAAACCAAAATTGCAGCTATCCATATCAGGATCAATTTTTTCATAAATAAAGGTTTCACCATAAAATTTATTATCTGTGTTAACCACTCTGTAAGTTCTGCCTGATTCAAAATTATTCACGTTATCACCTCCCAAAAACCTAAATCATTACGCTTAATATTAAAGATAGGTACAAATACCAACTTACAATTAACACTAAGCACCACATGAAACTTGCGCACACCTATTACTTTTTGCGACCAATTTTCACCCAAATTAACAAGCCTGTCGCCTTCGGTAATCATGACTTAACCTTTTTGGCCTGCTTTATTCTTTCCTCGATAAGGCTTGAGGCTTTTCTGCCTGAAAACTTATTTTTTTTAAAATCATCTAAACCCATTACAGCGTGATCGTGTGCAGCCCTTTCTGGAGCCCCGACTTTTAACGCGCCTTTGTAAATACTGTTATATACAAAATCTTCCATATTCATGATTTACTCACTTAATAGTAAAAATTCGATTTCATTTACATTAAAGTAATTCAATATCTCTTCTCTATGCTGCTTAGAAGGTGAGCCCAACTTGATCCATCGACTGATTGAATCTTTATGTACCCCAAGTTCCTCAGCTAAGATCGTATTGTTAATACCTTTCTTTCTAATAGCCATTGCTAATGATTCGCCGAATGCCATTTGTTTTAACTCCTAATTAATGTAAAGGTCATAATATACACTATTGCATTAACTGTCAACCTTTATATATAAAACAAATTAATAAATATTAATAGTAAATATATGTTGACAGTTAATAAAACCTTAACTATAGTGTTATACATCAACTTTAGGAGTAATAGGAATGTCAGAAGCAACATATACCACCAGAGGTTTTAAAGAACATGACGGCTACGAGATTAGCGCCACGATAGATGGTATCGTTAGTCTTATAGAAGAAAAGACACAACTTCTAGTTAGGCAGGATGGAATGAAGCTTATTGTTGCTGCAGGCTTTAACGATTGGAAAACTAAAGACGATGACTATTTTGATACAGAGTACGAAATTGATTTAATACCAACTATTATTGTTTAGGAGATTATTATGAGCGTAAGAGGCTTTAGTTTTAGAAAAAAAGAATATGAATATGTTAATAAACAGTGCTATGACCACGATACCTATATAACAAACGGCTTGCATAATGAGATGGTTGATACTATCCCTAATATTAGAAAAGCGTTACGTGATGACGGCATAACAGCCATTTATGATGACGGCGTAATAAAGCTTTTTGAAAAAAGACAGAGCGGCGAGGGTATGGATTTTATTGGTAAAGCATCTCTTACTCTTGTTGGTGACGCAGAAGAAACTCCTGAAATATTTCAGGGTACAAAAGACGCTTTAAAGAGGCAGTGTAGACCCTAAAGTTATTAAAATGGCGGTTAAGAGGGTTAAAGAAAATAGACCGTTTGCAAAAGAAGCGGAGTTGTCGGATAGGATTATAAGCTTGATACATGAATACGATAATGAATTAAGCTTAGTGTCAGTTATAGGGATACTCGATGTTGTGAAAGATGAAATTAAAGATGACAGCTAACCACCAAATAAGGTGGCAAGTGGAGCGGAGCGTAACGCAGTCCGCGCTTAATTTGAATTGTTATGTGTTTTTTATTTGGAGATTAATATGCCAGCAATAGTAATACATTACGCAAATAAAGAACTTATGGATTTAAAGTTTTTAAAGGATAAAGGAGGCTGCAATTTGATTTTTGAGGACAGTTTTCACGCCGAAGATTGGATTCTAAAAAATACTGAAGAAGTAGATAATTTTTACAAAATAGTGGAGATATAACTATGAAGGGATTTATAGGGGTTTGTAGACCAGATGGTACATATTCAATTACTGAGTATTATGGCGATTACGAAGATATAGCTAGGTATTATTCGGCTCTAATTTTCGGACATGTGGATAATAATAATTCACCAGTGATTGTTGGTGACTCAAAAGAGCATATAGTTAAAATATTTAATGGGTTGGGGTTATTAGAAGAGAGCGGCTAACACATAACACAGCATTATACGTCATACCGACGCGTTTAATTGCGTCAGTACGACGTATATCTACATATAAAATGGGCTGGAACACAATAAACATTAGAGGGTAGAGTTATGGCAAAGAAAATACCAAAAGCAGAGCGTAGTGACATAATCAGTGGTTGGAGTTTTAATTATAAATTTATGGAAAAAATAACAGAGGAATGTAGAAATAAAGATAATGGTGATGTTTATCAAGAGATGGTTGACTCTGTTTTGAGTGCTTTGCATCGTGGCGGTTACATTGAAGTCGAAGCAGAAGAAGCGCCAGAGATATTCGACGGCACCAAATCAGCTTTAGATAAGCTTAGTATAAAGGGGTAGAGTTATGCAACATATAATCAATATAGAAGATTTTAAGGACGTTACATCTAAAATAACTCTGGCTAGCTCATCTAAGGACGGGAAACGCCTTGATTGTATTTTCTTTATTGATGACGGCAAAGTTAATAGTTATTTCAAAGTGTATAACGATAAAATTTGTGTGTTAACACATGGCGATTTAAACAGGGCTATTAAAACTTACAACAGTATAAAGGGGTAGAGTATGAAATATTTATGGTTTTTATTACCGTTTGCAGTGTTTTGGCTAGCATTTTATATATTAGGTCAGATGCACGATGTAGGCTTTCAGTGGTGGAGTTTTCCGCTAGGGGTTACGATGTTTTTAGTGTGGGGCGCTTCGTTAATTTGTGCAGGCGAGAAGGTGAAGAAGAATGAAGTGTAAAATATGCTCAATGGAATACAGGCTCCTAGCTAACCATGTATGGCAGGCACATAATATAAGTGTTAGGGATTACAAGATAAAATACAACTACCCACTAACAAAAGCCCTCGCCGATGATGAATGGATTCAAAAGATGAAGGATATAGGGGAGGAACAAAAACAAACCAGAGGATGGGCTAAGACCGAAAAGATGTTTGCGGAATCAAGAATCAAGGAGAATAAAAAAAGAATGGATGGGGATTACAGCCCGGCAAGCAAGCGAAAATATTGGCCTGAGTGTTCAAGAGAGAAAGTTAGAAGGATTGGCGCTTGCGCAAAAAATGAAAAAGTAGAGAAGTTATTCGATAAAGTTCTGGCTGATTGGCTAAATGGAGTGCCAATAAAAGAGCTTTGCGTTTCTGATGCGGTAGTTTACAGGTGGAAGAAAGAGGGAAGAATCCCCTATAGAAAAACACGGCGCAGAAGTAAATCAGAGCTTGCAAAGTAGGCGCAGTATAGTAAAATAATTACAGATTTAAGCAGAAGTGAAACTCTGTAAACAAAGAAGTGCGACAGTAAAGACTTATTAAATTAGCTCCTTTGGTTGTCGTACCGTTTTCAATAACCGCCATTGGTTTATCGTACTTCACGGTAAGTTTCACCATCCAAGGGAGCTAACCTAATAGGATCTTTATGTCAGGCTGGGTAAAACTACACAGATCAATTTTAGACTGGGAATGGTACAGCGATGTTAATACGTCTCGACTATTTACCCATCTATTGCTTAAGGCTAATTATAAGCCTAAAAACTGGAAGGGCATTCCTGTTGCGATCGGTCAAACTATAACCAGCAGAGAGACACTTTCAAGAGAAACAGGCCTCTCAATTCAGCAAATTCGCACCTCTTTAAACAAGCTAAAATCAACCAGCGATATAACCATCAAATCAACCAGCACGTACACCGCTATAACCCTTACTGCATATAGCATATATCAATCTATGGATGATCTAGCAACCATAAAAATAACCAGCGATGCAACAAACGAGCAACAAACCGATAACAAACGAGTAACCACTACTAAAGAAGTAAAGAATATAAGAATTAAAGAAATAGATAACAAGTACCTAGAAATTGCTAGGCAATTATCTATTGTCGCACTTAAAAGAATTCCTTCACTTGATTACAAAGAAAGTAAGTGGGGCGATGATGTCAGGAAGCTTGTCGAGATAGACGGCAAGACACCACAAGAGCTGTTCGCTGTTTGGTCTTACATTGATCAACATGAAAATAACGGCTTCTCATGGGGCGATAACATACGAACGCCAGCAAAGCTAAGAACCAAAAAAGACGGGCTTAGTTATTACGACAAAATAATCATTGAAATGAAACGAGGTTCAGCTAATGGACAAAATCGACCTAGACAACATATCAAAGAAACTCCACTCGAACGAATGGCAAGAAAACAAAAATCAATGGACATGCGATCCGCGACACCTGAATATCATGGTCAGATTGTGGGCGAGAATGACACAGTTATATCAACACAAATGGGTATCGACGGAAGGGGATCACTTAAATGAAAATGGCGAATATACGGATAATTTTAAAAGATGGTGCGGCGAACTTAGCCACTTTACGGATAAGCATTGGCAACGCTCTTACAAGCGAATTGAGGGCGATATTAAAGAGGCTGCTCGTATGGGTGAAGATATATGGCCTCCATCTTCGGTTGCTGTGGTTGCATACGCTGAACCTCCGATTTGTTCGCAAATGTATAAGAGTTTTAACAGGTCAACGGCTCTTGAAGATATTACCAAAAAAGAAAAGCGGCTCGAATTGGGCAAAGCAGAATGTGAAAAGCTGCTCAACCTATTCGATTAAAGGCGAATTGCCAACACAACAACAACGATTATTAGATAATGGGTGGGTGAAATGAGTAGAAAATTAAAGATATTATTTTATTTGCTATCAAACGCTTTTGATGATTGGAAAGAAAGTATATGGGATAAAGATTTAGATTCTTATTATTGCTGTGATGGTGCGGAATGCTGCTGTGGCGGTGCAACCATAGATGAAATGTGGAGTAAGTAATGAAAGAAAAAGATTATTGCAGAGCTAATGATTTAGGTCAGGTCACTTCGGCCTTAAGCGTACTAAGGGGAATAGTTCCTAATTGTGGGCATAGTGCCATTAATAAGGCTGAATATATGGAGGTTATTGGCCTTGTTGTTAGGTGGCAGACGAAGCTTTTTAAATCAATAGATGCCGATAACGATCCAGAGGAATAGCCAATGAATCAGAAACTACAAGTACATAATCATTTGAAAGCTGGTAACACGCTAACCAGTGCAGAGGCTTACGAGCAGCTCGGTATCGTCTCTTTCCCGAAGCGAATATGCGAAGTGAAGGAAATGGGCGTTAAAATCAAAGATCGCTGGAAACGGGTTAAAACGCGCTTTGGTGGCTACACTAGAGTTAAAGAATATTATTTATAGGGGGATTTATGGCAAGTTATGAGGTTACTTTCACACAAAAAGAAATTTATGTAATTGTTGTTGACGCTGAATCGGAAGAGGAAGCAAAAGATATAGCAGACAAAAAAATTAGCTGTGAAGAATTAAAATATAAATACCACAATGATTCAGATACAGAAATTGATGCTTTCGAGCTATAACTAATAGGGTGTAATTATGTACTGTGACGCAACAATATTATTCAGCTCAAAATATATCATGATTATTCATAATTCTGAGCACGACTATATAACATGGGGTCGAGTGCCGACCATTGAGAAGATGAATGTTTTAAGGTATGAGTTGTGTATATTTCCAAAATCATATAATCAGAATGCAAAAATGATAACTCTTAATAAAGGCGGGGTATGGGAAAGGCGATTGAGTAACTTCTTGTTTAAGTATATTAGGCCAAGGCTTTGTAGCTGGCTTAAAGTTCACCACCACCCCACATCAAGGGACGGAGACAAATATTGCCTACATTGCGATCTTGGTAAACATAACACTACAAAGAAGAGGTAAATATGAGAAAGAAACCACTTGAAGTATTGCAGGTTATTTACGACTACATCACAGAGCACGGCAAGATACCAACGGCTGATAATCTTGTGCCAATATTGAAGATGAAGAAAAACACCATACTTACCCAGCTTAGGCGCTTAGATGAGATGGGCAAGCTTGTTTATGAATACGGTGTAATTGTTAGCTGTACGGTCGTAAAGGCTGTTAAGACGCAAGCTAGCGGTATTAACTGGTATTCTATTCCGCTGGTTAAGAATAACACCTTTAGCTGTGGAGGCTATTAATATGAGTTTATTTCAATGTGAAAATTGCGGTGCAGCAGAAAATACAGCGCTATCAATGCAGGGAATAAAAGGAACAGAAGAGTGGTATAAATGGGATTTTATAACCGATAGAAAAGGTAAGAAGTTGTGCAGCGAGTGCGCACCTATTTTTTTTGAAGATGGTAGCGAGACAGGGATGGGAAAATGGCACGGGCAATTTGATAAAATAATCTTACCTATGGGCGAGTTCAAAACAAACTCGTCAGGAAATCTTGAAAATATACACAATGGCGACACTGATTATAGGAAGTACGCTATGACTGACGACACAAAGCGGTAACAGCTAGGAGATGAAGATGAGGTGTAAATCTTATAACCCTTATAACGATATGGTTTCTGCTATGCGTTCAATTGGAAAGGTTCCCAGTGAAAATGCAGATGATGGACAATGCAAAAGAAAAGCAACTAGAAATGTAAAAACCAATAACGCTAATTATAATTTGTGCGGACATTGCGCCAGAGGGTTTAAGAATTTCAAGGGTGCGGTTATTACTAAACTATAAAACACAGGAAAGGGTGAGAGTATGAGCGACAATATTACATGTTTAGCTAAAGCAAGCGGTGACGGCACAAGGCATACGCCAGAAATGGCACTAAATGATGCCCTTGAAGATATAAAAAATGGTGTTGGGGCGTTTAAGGACGGGAAAAAGATTGTTGTTATCTGTTTGGATGACACAGAAGATAATTACGACGTGTCTTGGGTACAGGCAGGAATGACCATGAGTGAATGCTTAGCGCTGTGTGAAGTTGCAAAAGCTAGGTTTTTATCTGAAATGGGATATTTGGTTGGTGAGGGGGACTTATAAGTCATGCATCTAGTAATACGCAATAGAGAGCAAGCAGCCGCCGCGTGTGGGTCTATCCTAGCCTTAGACTACACTAAACCTAAAATGCTCAAGGTGGGCGATTACAAGCCACCTAAGACCACTCAGCAAGTAAGGTATGCGCATAGTATTATAGGGTTCATAGCGAAGGCTAAAGGGGTGTCTGCGGAACAAGGGAAGATCGACACAAAGACTGCCTTTGGCATATTCACTATAGGATCGAGTATTATAACGGGCGATAGGACGGTAACACTCAAGTCGTTAGCAGATTACACAAGGGAAGAAATAGAAGCCTTCATAACGCAGTTAGAGGTTTACTGCGCTAATGAAGGTATAGAGTATATTACCAGTCAATCGCGTTGACTTCTTCTTCTGTTGTAGCTGCATCAATAGCAGCCTTAAGCGTCCAACTCTTGCCGAATTGATAATTAACGTGATCTAGCATAATGTGAGACATAGCGTTAACATCTTCAACAGCAAACGGGACTGTAATATCATCGGCGGTACGCCATGAAAAGTCTACAGGAAGAGAATAGCCGTTATTAATACCTGTGTACACGCCCGCTAAGTTATCACGGCTGGCCTGCGTTGAGTCGTAACTGTTGCCGTCATACTCAATACCGCCATCGATAGCGATTCTACGCATAGCATTAATATATTTTTTTCTCTTTTGTTTGATGCTGTTAATGTCAAAAGGCAGAGAGTACACCCCGTCAACCTCAACCATTCCGTTTTCAACATAATCATCAACTAAAATTAAGCCATTGTCGTTATTCGGCTGTATCTGAACAACAATGCCACTATCATCCAATTTCGCATACTTGCCCATCACGCAACCCTCCAAATTTTAACATCTGCATATATTTCTACCTGTCCAGTTGTTGAAGCTATACCAAACGACCCTATGACCCCACCCCAATGCCTTAAAATTACAGATTTTGATGCGTTAATTGTGAAAACCCCACAAACACTGCTTTTTGTGAATATGCTATCGACTCCAGAGTTGCTATTTTCGCTAGACCCATTCAAAAGATATGCGGCATCACTTGAGTTGTAAAGGCCGCACTGGTGCAAATTTACATCGGACAATCCAGAAAGGGCATCGCAATAATAGGTGCCGGCAGGAAGGGTTATTATATTTGTTGCAAGAGATGCACCCGTTATATTGTTTGTTACAACAGTGTTTATAGGCCTAGTCTGAAACCCAACAGCAGAGGCACCGCCACCAACACCACTAGCTACTCTGTGCTGTATGTGCAGCAAGTTATTTGTTGATATACCGCCATTAAATGTTGGCGACACTAGCTCAAACCATCCATTAGCTAAGTCATAAATAGCTTTTACTCTTCCTGCTATGTCACCCGCTGCAGGATCGCTGCCACCTGCAATCTTGATGTTTTTAACACCTAAACCATAAGCATTTACAGTAGATGCGCCAGTATTGTTGTTGCCAGCAACAAAATCTATCACCATTCCGTCTGTGTATGCGGTAGGCGACTGTTTGCTACCTATCGTAGTTAAAACGTAGGCATCCGCTGCGCCAGAATCAGTGCTGAATGTGCCATTAGCCACATAATCTGAAATGCCCTTTCCAAGCTGGTTTAAATCGCCAGAAGCAAGGGCTTGACCTGTACCCTCTATGACGTTTTGCAGCTCAGACATAGGTTGAACAAACTTGGCAGCAGTAAGCGTGTCGCCAGTTATATAATTATTTAAGTCTTCCATATTACCCTCTCATTAAACAGCATCAAACAACAAATTAACATTTGACGGTGTAACTTTTCTAAAAATGCACTCCAACAAAGCTATGCTTGAATCCCCAAAAGTAAAAGGGAATGTTAACGGAAACCTGCTAGCCTCTTGAACTGTATACCTAATAACTAATGTAAATCTCGCATGTCTTTCGCTTGAAAAAAATATAAGCGGGAACGTATAAGGAAATGTTCCTATCTCAGCCCCCGCAACAACCTCTATTGTAACACCAAGTAAGTCAGCTAAAGCTATATAATCGGCCTCTGTCTGAACCCCTAGAGCAGCAAGTTTAATCATTACATTTCTGCGCCTTTCCACTATCGTGCCTGAACCACTAAAACAATCATCGGGTATGCCTAGTGCGCTTTCCCACTCATCAATAAAATTGGTGGTTGTGTCTGGCGCATATTCATCTTGATACTGTTTAATCAATCCCTCCGCATTAAATAGTTCGCCAGCGAAACCTTTTAAAAGCTTTCTAAAATTACTGTCCCCAATCCATGCCGATTCAAACAGTCTTCCGGTAGGCAAGTAAGATGCTAGAGAATTTGCTTGCTCTTCTAAATCATGAGAGGTTATCATGGGTAAACTATAGCCCCTAGAGTTCCTATTTCACCACTAGCAATAGTCACATCACCACTTGGCGCGGAAAGCGCAAAGGTTGCTACTGTGTCACCTGTAGCTGTATCAACAGTATTAAATATTGCTGCCCTGTAAGCGTCTTCATCTACGTTGGCACCTACGGTAGTGGACTCTCTAAAGAACTGCTGCAGGTTCGCTGTAATTGCAGTTTTCATGGTCGCGGTGTTTGGCGTTAACGCACTAAGGGTGAACGCTACAGGTACCGCAGTTGGAGCAGCTACAATGACATCTATATCTGCCGTATGTGCTGGCTTTATAGCTAGAATATTAGTCTTAACCGTAGCGACTTCACTAGCAGACGGTATAGGATCGACTTCATTATCACGCATAAAATAGATTGTAACCTGTCCGTATGTAGGGGTTATCTGCTCGATAAATACACGCGTAACACCGTTAATCTCTTTAGCCTTTGCCGTTATAGACGAATCATTAAATAGGGCAACGGGATTTTGCACCCGATCTAAAAATCGTGGCCTGAAATCTTCTTGAGCCTCTTGATTTGTGCCGCCGCCAACCTCGCCGAAATCCACATAAGCAGAATCATCTACGCCAGATATAGGGCTTTGTAGGGTTATCTTTGCATCTAGCGCTAAATTACTTGTAGAGCCAAAAGAAACGCTTTTCACTGGTATGTTTGCAGAAGTAAATGCAGCCGTTATTGTCCCTGTTGCTGGGCTTGCTGGCGATCCTGCAACAGTGTAAGTAAAGGTATCTAGCCCAGTAACAGTAATAGTTTGTGCGCCGTTGTATTCAGTTTCTACCGCACCCGCAATGGTCACACCGACAAACGAGCTTAAACCGTGATCGCTTGCCGTGGTTGCCGTTGCTGTAGTGCCTGAGCGAGTAATAGAAGAAACTGAAACAGTGTTGGCCGATATAGTGCCCGCCGAGGTAGTAGTAAATTGTAATCCAGTAGATGTCTGATATAGAGTGCTAACAGGAATAGCCGTTGTGGCAGTACCAGTAACAACAATATTTCCCGTTGATTGAGTAGCTGCAAGCTTATACACGCCGAACCATGATGCCTGCCTAGCTAGAAAATCACCTGTAGAGGTATCCCAGAATGTCTGCTTAATGGCTTGATTCAACGATAAGTAGAAGTCATAGACTCGGTTAGCGTAAGAAGTTACAAGCGCATACAGCCAGCTATTCTTTAATTTAGGGTTAGATGAAGGCAGCTCTCTTTTGACATCAGTCGTGGCTCTATCACTAACAACCTTGGCGCTTTCTGGTATATTAATTGACACCTGTATTACTCCATAAATCGTAGTATCTGTACTCTACTTTAGAATTAAAGCGCAATATCTCGATATTTAACATAAGCGACCCATTATCAACACTTGATGCAACATTAATAGAAGACACTAGTTTATCATCAATAAGCCATTGAAGCCCATTTTTAGCGGCTGTGGTCACGCCATTCATCGTACTTCTGGTAAGTCGGGCTTGCTCGTACAACCACAATTTAGACCCTACTTCAAAGTCATCGTTACCAATCCAGCCGCGGCGAAGGTTAGGGGTAGTCACTTCGCTAGATAATGCCCTACGCTCACAAAACAGGCTCATCAGTAAAGCGGTATCAAATGAATCCTGTGTGGCAATATCGCCATCAGAATCAATGCTAATATCGTAATAGCCATTAGTTGTATTTAGTGCAGCGTCGAAGCTCATATACTGGTATTAACTCCACCTGTTATAATAGTTCCAACATAAGTACCCGCAGAAGAGCCGTTAGCTATAACCGTTTCCACGGTATCACCAACACGAGCAATAGCATTTCCGCCGACCCCAATATTAGAAACGGCAGCGTCTATATTAACATTATTCGCGTTTAGATTTACATCACCCACAACATCGATATCTAAATCGCCGTTATTCTTAAAGTGAATCCTAGTCTTTGTCGTAGGGTGGAAGAAAACAACCTCGCCACTTTCTAGGTTCTTAATGCGCTTTTCTGGCACTTCGCCGATACCTGCTAGATTTTGCTCTTGACCATTTACAGAGAGTAGAGTAACCAAGGAATCAACAGGTAAATTAGCATGATGCCCATAGGGGAATAGAGCTATAAAATTCGCAGTGTCACCCATAAAGTCGCATTGCTGTATAGGAAGCTTTCCACTATCGTCATCAGTACGTGAAACTCTCGCACGCTTGATTAGATTAATTAGACGATTCAACATTGTACGCCTCCTTATCAACTAGCGATAATTCCGTTGTGGTTCCTGAGTCTACATCTATTTTAAATGTGACCGTATTAATTAGCATGGTATCGGATATTCCCGCGAAATCATCTACAACATTAACTAATGTATTAGGCTTCCATATCCCTAGCGTATTTTGATGACCAACAACCACAACACCGTAAGAGGTAGAGCGGGTCTTTCTTATCCTACCCTCCCATTCCGCACGTAATCTAGCCTTTTCAGCCGCGCTTGTGTTCTCAGACTGCAATATAAACTGCCTAGTAGCTCTTATCTCATCGTCGATATACTCGCCGGACTGATTGACCAACTGCGCTGTGTCAATCTCTCCTGCATTATCTGCAGCAACAAGGTTATATTGAGACCGTGCTTTATACTTATTAAACCGTTGTGTTAAGTCATTACTATAACTTGCTGATTTTATATTGTTATCATCCGCGCCGAGTACATTCTTTAGCGTAATATCAAGAGCCTCTGTTGATGGCTTAATAATATTGATATTACCAACATCGGAAGCCAATAGAACAGCCTGCTTGCGGGATAACTTATCAATGAAATTAAAGGCGTTTTGTCCAACCCTTGCCGATAATTTGTCTTCTGCTTGATTGAACGGCTTTAAGCCAACACTGTCGGTTACGGCTATGTCTGCGCCAACATCTTTTATTACCTTTTCGATAACTTGCTTTAATGTGTTTGCTCCGTCCATCTTTGTATTTTCGATAGTGGAATCTATAATGTCACTGGTCTTATCTCTACCCTCTATAATTATAGAATGCAGGTTAGCGCTATATTCAACATTAATAATGTCAATAAAGCCATCAATCACAACCACATCGTCTACGGTAATTTTGCAGGACTCGCCGCCCTTAAATGGAAGTCCAGCACCCTCTACATCAACAGCGGAAAACGTAAATCCGCCCGATATGCTATCCATAGATAGTATGACTTCTGCTTTGGTAAAGTTAATATAAGACTTGCCCGCAACCTGTAGCGCAATCATATAGAAATCACCTCAACGTCACCTTCGTAAAAGCTCACATTACCATCATCGTTCAAATTAATAATATTCTCACCAAAATCATCATTTCCATAATAAGTGAACGCTAACACACGAGCAGGCGTTGTAGCTGTCTTTACGGTTATCACTTGATTTACATTTAACTTAATAGCATCAAGTAGCGATTGTACGTCGGTGCGTATATCGCTAAGGGCTTCTAATTGTTCGCCCGTGAGATTTACCGACACTTTATCGAATTGAGCCTCTAGTATATCCGCCGTAGTATCTAAATCATCAACCGTAGCATAGTCAATATTAACTGCGTTCTGATAGGCGTAGCCAAGTGATGCCGCTTGCATATAGGATTTAATTGTCGCCCTGTTTTGATCTTTCTCAATAATCGAGGCCGTCACTAAAGAAGGGTTAGGCGTTAGATCATCGTCGAAGTCAAAGAACCCTCTAAATACTGCT